TTACCACACTGACACACCAGTTCTCAGACTTTAGCGACTCAATAAACTCTTTCTGTTTCTTATTAAGTTTTCCACCGGGCCGCTTGAACTCCATCGCAAGCCCAGTGAATCCCCCGCGACTGGCAAGCAAGAAGGTATCAAGAACGCCAGCCCTGACGCCTTCCCGCTTGAGCCTCGCGCCGGTTCTCGCGTCACGTCTGCCGCCGTTCGGCACGGCAAACATGAGTTTGAGAACCGGCTGCTGGTGTTCCATCAAGCGCACCCAATCGAAAAACCCCGATTGAATGGCATGTTCTACATGCTGCATACCTCAGTCGATAACCAACTGTTCGGGCCGCTGTTGCTTGGATTTCTCCCGTCGCAGCGGTCCCGGTTCGGTCAAGCCTTCGAACTCGAAATCGTTGGTCTCCAGCCGGTCGATGAACCGATGCTTGCGTCTGGCCGCGTTGATGCAGTTCGCTTCATCGTTGAACTTGAACAGCCCTAAATCGATCCGGCGACCGCCGTGTTTCTCGATCAAGAAAAGGCGCATCATGATTACGCGACCGCACGTTCTTTTTCTTGCAGCCAGACGCGCACGACGCCGCCTTCGGATGTAATGACCAAGCTTTCGCCGTCTTGTAACAGCATCGGACGGAAGAACGATTGGCGCACCCCGGAAATTTCCAAGTCGACCACGCGCAGGTAATCCATGCCGGTCGACATTTCGTAGCAGAGCATGCGGGCCATTACCAGTCACCTCCCGATGAGCCGCCACAATCTGACGAACTCGAAGACGTGTCGGAACTCGGTGACGGGCTGCAATGCGAATCGCTTGAAGCGGGCGACGGAGTATGCGGCTCACTGGAAGACGGGGAGGCGTCGACCGGCGACCAGTATGTCGGCGTCCACGGCTCGGCCTGCGGCATGTAATTTTGCGTCGTCACATCGATCATGCGGTCGGCAATGCGCGGCGCGCTGGCCGTGTGCGGCACGGTACGGCGATCAGCGGGGCGCGGCGGCAACGTCAGCACCTTGCGCTGTTCCGCGACGGCGAATTTCTCCTTGGAGGCACGCTGGCGCTGAAGCAGTTCAGCGCGATATTCTTCGGCCCTGCGCAAACGTTCGGCAGCGCGCTCCTTGTCGCGGCGTTTTTCTTCTTCCAGTCTCGCAAGCTTTTTCTTGGTCCATGGCATCGTGAGTCCGAACATGTCATGCCCCCGTTTGTTGGCCGGTCGCCGTGCGCGGGCGTCCATTGCGTTTGATGATCTTGTCTTTCGACTTCGCCTTCGGTATGCCCGCGATCTTGCGCAATTCGTCCAGGCTCATGCCGGTCGTGTCGTACATCTGGATCAGCATCCCAGCCGACACGCCCGCAACACCATGACGGATGCGGCTGATTTGCGGCGCACGTACCCCGATCTTGCGGGCCAAGGCCGCGTCGTTGTTCAAGTGCTCCCGCTCGATCAACGCATCCAGCAGCTTTTGTGCGCCCGTTTGTTCCGTTTCGTTATTCACTTTCAATACTCCTTTCAAGTGCTTCTTTTGCGAAATGAATCTGAATGCTGGAAAGGGTTTTGTCACCTGCCGCCGCCCGTTCCAAAATTGCCCTTGCCCATCCCTTGTCGTCGCTGCGCTTCTTGTTGAAGATGCCCCCCGCTTTCAGTTCCTGTATGGTCTTCTTGGCCGTCTCATTGCTTAACTTTCCTGGCGCACCCAAACGCAACGGCGGTTTCGCAATCGGTGCCCACACCCCTTTTTCCAACTCCTCAGCCAACGCCGCTTCCCAACGGGCCTTTATCTGCGGGTAGGTCAAGTTCTTCATGTCGTGGGCAGAAACGCGCACAGAGGCCCAGTAAATCGCGGGATGACTCCATGTGCCGATCTCCCCCATTTCACGCGCCATGACCCCTTCTAATGCCTCCTGAAAGGCGATTTGCGGGTTCACGTCCGGCCTGCACAAATTCAAGAACTCTGGCAAGTCTGGAGGCCAACCCATCCGACGCATTTTCGCCACACCGCGTCGGTATTCCATTTCCGTAATACCGGCCAATCGCTTGGCCCAATGCAACTTCATGTCTTCCAGTTTCAGCCCAGCCCATTTTTGCGAAAACTTATTACCCCATGACATCGCCATTTCGTTGAACAGCCAATCCATCGCCGCTTTGGGCAATGCGTTGTCAGGCCATGTCGATGATGATTCCTTGATGTCCGTCATTGCCCGTCGCTTCTTGCAAAAAATCCCTTGTCGTATCGGAATGGCGCTGCGCTTTAACTACTTTCTGTTCGGCAGCGAACAACCCGGTATATCCACGCTCGATGCTTTGTTCTATCGCTTTGACCGGATCGCCCCCAGCCTTGTAAATTTTTCCCAACGTATCCACACAAAGCACAGCAGCACGTTGAGTCAATGGCTTTCTGATCGACTTCCGATGCTTGACCCATTCCCCCCAAACTTCAACAGGCAACCAACTTGGCAAATAGGGGGACGGCTCTGCCGGACCTATAGTTTTTGATTTTGTTTTTAATGTATTTGGTGATGGTGAAGGTGAAGGGGGAGCCGTCACGGTCTCCTTGATATCTCCTTGAAGGACTCCTTGAAGGATTCCTTTTGCACGCTTCGCATCGTTCCCTTTCTTCGACCTTTCCCTATACTTTTCAAGCAATTGGCCTAACTTCTTCTTTTCTCTCTCAACTCTTTTTTGCGTAAATTTGTTCTCGGTCAGCGTAAAAAATTGATGCATGGTCGGGATAAAATTTTTATACGCGGTCGGTGACATTTTCGTGATGGCGCGCAGCTTTTTGTGGTCATTCGGAAGCGGGCCGTTTATCCAATACTCCATAAGCAAAAGTAAGTAAGCGCCATGTTCGATGGTCGTCAAACTGGCGGTATCGCGCAGATAATCCCCGATGTAAAGGGGCATCCAGACATCACCGTCTTTCATCACAGTCTTTCTTGGTCGACTACCAAATACCCTTGTTCGATCAACGCAATTAACGTCAAGGCGATGTGTTCGTATTCGAAAGCCCATTTCTCGGTCTTCGACATCGCCTTGCCTTGGTCCAACTCCGCGTGGCAACCTGTGACCCCATATGACGGGCCGCACAACGCCATGACGGCTGCATCACTTGCCTTCAATCCGCGCCCCTTACCAAACCGCAATTGATTTGAATGGGCGCACTGAGTCCGGCCTACTTGTCCACAGGCTGCACAGGGCAGTCGACGGACAGCGGCCAAAAGGTCACTGTTTCGGTATGTCATTCGATACGGCTACGCCGTGGGCATCCTCTTGAAGCAGGTATTGCAGATTTCAGGATGGTAAGTGAACTGTCCGACCGAGCGCATGCAGTTGCATGCACCCTTGCACTTGCGCCGGGAAAAGTTCAAGGGAGTGACCGTGCCGGATCGGAAACGGGCTTCTTGCGTCGGCGTCATGGATATCGTCACGCCGCCACCTGTTCGGGCTTCCAACCACAGTCGTCCCAGGACACCGGGGTATCAATTTCGCGGACGGGCGGAGGGGATTTTTTCTTACGCAACTGGTCGTGCGTCACCGCAATGCGGAGGTCGCCGACCATGACGCCATAACAGACGCCATAGGTCTTGTTGCCGAACAGATCGGTCAACCGGCGGAGGCCGAGACCCGCCACCACTTCACAGTCATTGCCATTCAGCCAGTCGAACACGCCTTCGATGTTCTGGCAAATGGCAACTTCCCCCACTGCAAATATCTTGTCCATGCTGTCCCCGATTACATGCCTTTATCTGCGCACTCGTAATTCTCAAAAACCAGCACCAGCGGCCCGTTCTGGATCGTGCCAGGACCGAAATGATCCGGGTCCAACTCATAACGGGTAATGCGATCAGGAAATGCTTGCTCCAGCTTGATACATGCCCAAGCCGGAAATACGTTGTCCCGCACCCAATTACTGACCGCTTGGGGGGAGACTCCCAACATTCTTGCCAACTTACTTTGCGAACCCGCAAAACTGATTGCTTTTTGTATTGCATTTTCCATGATCATAGTTTAAACTCGAAGTTGATAAAGTTCAAGACAAAGTTCAATGCAAAGTTGAATTTAATTCCAACTATTTGCCGAAAGAAAATCATGTTCAGCACTCGCCTTCAAAGTCTCCTGAAAGCGCATCGAAAGTCGGTCACGCAACTGGCAAATTTTTGCGACGTGTCTCCGCAAGCGTCATACAAATGGGTGAAGGGCAAAGCGGAACCGCGCCCAGCCATGAAGGAAACGATTGCCAGTTTTTTTGGTATCGAAGTCGGTCAACTTGAATCGGATGCACTTCTGTCGGTCAACCCCATCAAGAGCAAGAAAAACACTTCCATGACAGTCACAAAAACAGCAATCGACCTGTTGATTGCCACGGAGCTTTCCACCCTTGGCGTCAAAAGCGACGAATTCAAGCAAGGCATGCACGCCGGATTTCTGTTTTCGTTGAACGACGTTGCCATCACCCTCCCATTCAAGCCAGGAACGGCCCAAGCCGACGCCTTCGAGGCTGGGATTGCTCACACCAACAAGATGATGGAGCGCCTTACCAAGGCCCATTAGGCCAAGTTGTGACCCCGCGCATTGCATCTTGCACCATTTTTTAAACTTTCGCTTGAACTTTTTAAACTGGTGTTTTATATTGGGGTCTGGCTTGGCGAAGTTCACGATTTCATCATCATTTCTTGTTGAAGTAAAAAGTCGTGGTCGATTGTTCCAGCCAAAGAATTTGCATGGCGCAGATCATTGTTTCATCGCCTTCTAAGCGAGTGGTCGCCGGTTCGAGTCCGGTATGGGAAAGCCAAACTCCTATTAGCTCAGTTGGTAGAGCACTTAAAGTCGCAATGGTCGTTTGTTCCTGCATCTGGTTTTGCGTGGCGTAGGTCATCGTTACTTCGTTCCCTTCGGGGCACTTTGGTTCGACTCCAAAGGGCGGGCCACCGCTCTACATGCGCAATGGTTGCGCAAATGCGAACGATGGTCGTCAGTTCCCGCAATTGTGTTTAGTGGCGAATGCATCGGTTACTTCACTTGTAAAGAAACCGACCGGTGCAGCTTGTTCCCTACGGAGATTTATGAAGCTGAACACCAAAAGCGTCAACGCAGAACGCACCCACGAAGGCGCAAGCGCATCGATCCTGACCCCTGAGCAGCAGCTTTCCCGTTCTGTCATGGCTTGCATGTTGTGGGAGGATTCCTTTTACGAAAACGGGGTCGATGTCGCAACGCGCATCACCGAACTGGTCAAGAAGGTTCCCCCCGAATTCGCCGCCGCTTGCGCATATCACGCACGGACCAAGATGAAATTGCGCCATATGCCGCTGTTGATCGTTCGGGAAATGGCGCGCATCGATACGCATAAGGGCTTGGTCGCTCGGCTCCTGCCCGACGTGATCCAGCGCCCAGACGAAATCACCGAATTCCTGTCGATCTACTGGAAGGACAAGCGCCAACCGCTGTCGGCACAAGTCAAGAAGGGTTTGGCAGCAGCATTCCGTCGATTCGATGCGTATCAGTTCAAAAAGTACGACCGCGATACGCAAGTCAAATTGCGCGATGCGCTGTTCTTGTGTCACTCCAAGCCGACCGACGCACCAGGGGACAAGTACACCCGCGCCGAACGCAAGGCCGGGGGCGAACGGGTCTTATCTAGCGATGAAAAAATGTACCAAGAAATCATCGCCCGCGATCTTGCGCAGATCGATACGTGGGAAACCCGTCTGTCCGGTGGCGAGAAAAAGGAAACGGCGTTCGCTGACCTGATGGCATCGAAAAAGCTGGGTGCCCTGGCATTCCTGCGTAACCTGCGCAACATGCAAGAGGCAAGCATGGATAAGGCTGTGGTGAAGGCATACGCCGAATCTCTGAAGCTGGATCGGGTTCTTCCCTTCCGTTTCATCGCCGCTGCGCGTGCCGTCCCAACGTGGGAGGACATCATAGAACCGATGATGCTGAAGTGTCTCGAAGGCCATGAAAAGCTGTGGGGCAAAACAGCGCTATTGGTTGATGTTTCCAGTTCGATGAATTGCAGCATTTCCAGCAAGTCCGATTTGAGCCGCGTGGACGCCGCTTATGCTTTGGGCATACTCCTGCGTGAGGTCTGCGAAGACATCGACATCTTCACGTTCTCTGACGGGCTTGCAGGCATTGCGCCGCGCCGTGGCTTCGCTCTGCGTGATGCCATGCACAACAGCCAGCGTCACAATGGGACGTTTCTCGGTCGCGCCGTCGAGGTGGCAAACCGTAAAAAGTTCGACCGCATAATCGTCATCACCGATGAACAAACCGCCGATTCGGTAGCCAGTCCGCACGGCTTGGGTTACATCATCAACGTCGCCGCTTACAAAAACGGCGTCGGGTATGAAAAGTGGACGCATATCAATGGCTGGTCCGAGGCCGTCATTGATTTCATTTTCGAGTTGGAACGGCAAGAACAATCCGAACAAAAGGCCGCGTAAAAAAGGGAATCATGAAGACTCAATTGATTAAACCCAATCCGGGCCGTCACACTTTGCCGCCGAATTGGCGCTATGTAAAAGCCGAAGATACGGACGTGTCAAAAACGATCCGCAACGCGGCAAAGCGGTACGGCTTGGCCGTGCCCAAGGACAAAGTGAATGAACGCGCTGGTAACGAAGTTTGCGGAGAAATATGCAGTTGATGTGAACGAAGTAAAGGATACCCTGAAGGCGACTTGCTTCAGGGGTCCGGTAACAGATGCACAGATGACGGCGTTGATGATCGTGGCCGACGCCCATAATCTGAACCCGTTCTTGAAAGAGATTTACGCATATCCCGACAAGCATAACGGGATCGTGCCGGTAGTAGGGGTGGATGGGTGGGCGCGCATCATCAATGAACACCCTCAGTTCGATGGCGTTGATTTTGTTAAAGGGACCGACGAAGACGGGTTGTATATGGAGTGCATTCTGTTTAGGAAAGACAGGACGCATCCCACGCGAATCCGGGAATACCTGAGCGAGGTTACGCGCAATACCGATGCTTGGCGCGGGATGCCAAAGCGGATGTTGCGGCACAAGAGTTACATCCAGTGCGGTCGACTCGCTTTCGGTTTTTCGGGTATTTACGACCAAGACGAAGCGCAAGACATCATCGAAAAAGACATCACGCCGCCACGTGAAAATCCGGTGCAGATCGCAAAGGCAGCGCAACAGGTAACTGATGTCGAAACGATTGATGTTGAAGCAAGGCAGAAGCTGATCGCCGATCTTGATGCGGTGGC